GGCGTGCTATCTATTTTAGTGATGCCAACGTCTCAACCGATATCTGGGGTAATGATGCGGTGCTGGCTTATGTGCCCCAAGGCTCTCAAAACATAGAAGAACCCAGCTTTGGCTATACCTACACGATGGACGGTAACCCAACCGTTGAACAGCCTTATTTTGATAATAACTCAAAGTCGTGGGTGTATGGGGTTAACTACGAGCGTGTGCCAGTCTTGTCGGGCATTGCCTCGGGTTATTTATTCAAAGCAGCATCGGCATAAATCATGGCTAACTATATTGTTAAATCAACTGTTAAATTAGCGGATGGTCTGCATGATCCTGATACTGTCATTACGTTGGCATCTCAATCCGATTTTGACGGCTTGGGTATTACCGAAAAGGATCTACAGTGTTTACTGGATCTGGGCGCAATCGAAAAGCCGGTGGAACTGGAAGCGGCCTCGATTGAGCTGGAAGTTGAAGATCCGGCCCCCGAACCTGCTCCGAAAGCAACTAAGGCCAAGGCCGCTGAATAATCATGAGCTACTGCACCCAGGCGGATTTAATCAAGATGTATCGGAATAGTCAGCAGGAATTGATCCAGTTGACCGATACCAATAACACCGGCGTTATTGATGCCAATGTGCTTAATCAGGCCATTGCCCGGGTCGATACGGAAATCAATGGTTATTTGATGGCGTATCTACCCTTGGCTGACGTACCCGCTAATCTGGTGTATCTGGCCTGTGACATGGTGCGCTATTACCTATATGGCGATCAGATGATTCCACAGGTTGAAACGCTCTATAAATCGGCCGCGCAGTATTTAAAAGATGTCGCCGCTGAAAAGATTCCGTTAGCGCCAACCATCACCGGCGTGATTGAACAACCTGTTTATGACAGCGTGGATTATGTCGTTGGCTTACCCGATACCTTTGGTAAAGAGGGCTATTAATGACGGTACAGGTGCAAGTCAATGTTCGGCCCTTAATACAGGCTCGCATCGCGGCACAAATACCGGCGTTTAAAGAAGTCGCTGGAGCCTCCAGTTTAACGGCCATTTTACAGGGTCGGTTATCGGAATCGGGCTGTTATATCTTTCGGGAAAAGAACGCGCCAGAAGCCAATGAGCTGGTTAATGCCATTAGTCAACGGGTCATTGTCAGTATCGGTCTGGTGATTGTAGTTAGAAATGTCAAGGATGCACACGGTAATGATGCCGATGATATCAGCTTTAACCTGCAAAACAGTTTAAAAACGGCTTTATTAGGCTGGCAACCCGAGGCCGGATCTGACCCGATGCAGTTTGGTGGCGGTGGGTTGGTGTCTTTTGCTAATGGCTACCATATCTGGAAAGACACGTTTATCACTCAACAATTTATAAGGGCAACCTAATTATGCAAGACGAATATACCGGACAGGCGGGTACTTTTATCGTAGATGGTGTGCGCGGTATCAGGATCCCCCTGGAACAATACGAAGCCGAACAGGCCGAAGCCGCCGCTAAAGCGCTTAAAGAAACCAGCGCTGAAACGATCGCGGCACCTGCAAAAGCCAAGCCGACCAATGAGGTGGCATAATGCCCTTAAGTAACAAGAAACGAATTATCCTGATCAAGCTCGAACCGACCTATGGCACGGATGCGGTGCCGGTGACTACCGATGCCGTGTTATGTACGGCTTTAAATATTAATCCGCTGGAAGGTTCGGCCGTACAACGTGACTTGGTACGGCCGTACTTTTCCAACGACGGGTCCATTCGGGTAGAAAACTTTGTTACCCTGGATTTTGAAACTGAAGTAGCGGGTAGTGGTACGGCTGGTACGGTGCCTAAGTGGGCCACCTTGCTTAAAGCCTGTAACTTTACCGAAACCATTACGGCAGCGGCTATTACCACGCTCACGTCAACGGCCATTGGTGCGTTGGGTACCACAGCGGTGACCTTAAGTGCAGCTGCCAGTGCCATTGATGATTTTTACACCGGGATGTCGATTGCCTTTGATGGTCTGTCCCAGCAGTATGAAATCGTTAAATATGTCGGGGCGACTAAAACAGCGACCTTAAGCAAAGGCCTGTTAACAGCGATTACGGCAACATCAACTACCAATATTGGTGCGAATGTCATCTATACCCCGAATAGTAACTTTAGTATCAACGTGGCCAGCACCTCGGCATCGATCTATTTCAATGTCGATGGAGTGCGGCATGTATTGCTCGGTGCACGCGGAACGGTGAGTTTTGACTTATCTCCAAAGCTGGTACCGAAGATGAAATGGAAGTTTACCGGTCTGTTAGGCACTATCTCCGATGTCGCTCAAGGATCTCCAGCGGCTGATACGTCCTTGTGGCAAACGCCGGTCACGGTATCGACGGCTAATACCACCGATATTAACTTACTGGGCTATACCCAATCCGTACTTGAAAAACTAACGATTGATGTCGTCAATACCGTAGCTTATCGCCAAACGCTCGGGTCTGAGTCGGTATTGATTACCGATAGAAAACCGGTTGGAGCCGTGGCACTTGAGGCCGGTTTTATTACGACTACCCAAGGTACTATCCTGCCGAAAGACTGGTGGACAGCGGTTAAAACCTCAGCAGTCGGTACGTTCTGCGTTAAACACGGGCAGGTGGCGGGCAATATCGTGGCGTTTTCTGGGCCTAAGGTGCAATTTGAAGCCCCTAAATACTCGGATTCAAACGGAGTGCTCATGCTGGATATGAATATAGCCTTTATCCCTTACGGTATCTCAGGCAACGACGAGTTACGGATCAGCTGTAAATAACCTGATCTGACTGACCATTCCACACTAACAAAGGATTCTCATGGCATTTATTTTAAAGAAAGACAAAAGTTATACCTGGCCGGTCACTATCTCTGAGCCGGTTGATGGCGGTACGTTTAATGATCAAAAGATCAAGGTTAAATTCAAAATGCTGCCCCAGGCTCGCATTGATGAAATCATCAAAAATGAAGCCGAGCAGGATGCTGATATCCTGAATGACGTGCTGATCGGTTGGGATGAGGACGCCTTTAAAGACGAACTGGGTAATGCCTTACCGTTTAATGATGAATATAAAGAGCAGGTCCTCAGCGTGCCATTTATCCG